AAATAGATATAGTTACTGTCTGAATCAATTACTGCTAAACTTAAGGGGTCAAGATAATCAGACGGTTTCCCTAAGTAAGAATTACCAGAACTTGCTGTTCCTGTGACATTCTTACGAAACTCGTCTAATTGAACTGTTTTTAATATCTTTTCTTCTGACAATTTAATGAAAGTGTCTAACGTACTCACAAACGTAGATTCATCATTATCCGTGTAGTTTTGTATTGCTGTTTTTAAACCTGAATATGTAAAGCTCATGTTGTCACCGTTATTGTTCCTAGACTTGCCGTAGCCTCAAGTCCTGTAAAGTATGTTCCTATTGTATCTGCCGTCGTGTCTGTCATGGGGGATGCAGCACCAGCAGTTACAACACCTAATTGGGCCTGAGGTAATGGTACCTCAGGTCTAGGTTGATATAAAGTTTCAGGGTCTTGTGTGTGTTTAGCTGGAGTGTCTTGAGGTTGTCTAGGTTCATAACATTCAGGACAAACCTTTAGGTTGTTCCACTCAACCATCATAGAAAGATAAGGGTACGACCAACCGCAACGATCACATACCGCTAGTGAATGTGTGCCTTTTGCATAAGCCATTAATAGGTTGCCTTAGGCACCAGATGAAGACTTGCTCTTCCTCTATCTTCGTCTTGAGCTCTTCTTAGGTCTTGTTCATATATTTGAGACAACATAGGAACTCGTTCTGGGTTCTTTTTAAGAGCCATATAATAAGCTAGACCAGAAACCATTGGCGGTATAAACCGACTAGGTACTTCTTGGTCTTGGGCAGAAGCAGTTACATCGTCTATACGCTGAATCCTGTAGGATAAAAAAATATCAGTAGAATTGTCGGGTGTTGGCCATAAATAAAGCACCGGAGTTGTCTGTCTATCGACAAAAAATTCTGTAGGTCTAGCTTCCGTTGTTTTATTAGGAATATTCAAATATTCCATACGCCCTACCCTATTAACCTGATAGTCCGTTTGAGTTCCACTTACTGTTCTTCGTATAACGGCCTCAATTACATCAATATCATAAGAATTAAGCGTATAACTTGCCGTGCTCTCTGTTAGCGTTAAACTAACTTGAGCAATCGTCCAAATATTAATGCCTCGGTTCGACCAATCTGCAAACATAATGTTTAAAGATCGTCTAGCCGTTGCTGCATCATAACCTGTCCGAGCCTCTAGCCCAGCAAGTTCGTACGCTTCTTCTATTACTTCACCCGTGTCTAAAGCGAATGTTTTAGTACCCGAAGTAGCCATTATTAACAGTGATATGCAACGAAAAAGTCACAATTAGCTAATACGACATAGGCTCCTGTAGAAAACTTAACTCCATTATTGGGTAGGTAATGATCAAATGCTTCATTTGCCGCACTACCAAATTTAAATTCCATTAGAAGTTTAGTGCTACTAGCGCTTGTACCATCGTATACTTTTATAGTAGCATCTGCAGCACTTGCTTGAGCTTGAACAGATTGGATCCTTATAGGCCCCAAATTTGTTGCTGTCCCTGCTCCACTACCGATAGTTCCTTGTAACTGTCCAGTAGCTGTCAAAGGCACCGATGCTTTTACATCTGATGAACTCATACGGTTCTCCTATTAAGCGTCAGCAAACGGTGTTACTAAAGTCCCTGAACCAAGTATAATTCCTTCTATTGAATACTTCGCAGAAGCTATTGCAGTACATCTTACGATGCTTCCTGCAAGTCCTCCTTTGGTAGTTCCGTTCATAGTTATAACATCATTGCTTGCGCCAGAAATAAAGGTTTTGCCTGTTGCGTCAGTTACTCCTGTATAAGTACCACCAACAAACTTGTCTGTGCCATCCGTTAAGACGTCCATATCTGTAGCTGCTGTAACAACAACAAACATGAATTGAGCCCCTAAATTATTAGTTTGATTTGGGTCGGTGTCTTCACCTGGAGCCGTTGTAACTATAGAAGGTAATGTAAATTTACCGTCTGCGTCATTACAAAGAAGTATTTTTCCTGCGTGTGCTGCTACTGTTATTGAGGTATCAGCAGTAAGACTCACAACAGCAGCGTTCCCTGCGGAAATAAAACCAGCTAGTGATCTAACTGGACCTGAAAAGGTTGATTTTGCCATAATTTTTTCTCCCGAAAAAAATAAGTCCTACCGTCTTGGCATTGTCTGCTAGGTCAGTCTGTAGGACAATTTATCCCTAGATAAAGTTGATGTGGGTTGAGTAGGAAACCCCCACATCACAGGTTCCATAAGTTCACTTGCGTTATTACTCTTTATGCGCCCGGAGAACCGAAGATACCACGCCAGTCAGACCAGCCGAAGCTGTATCTTTCTCTTGCTTTGTATCGTACATTTCCAGTTTCAAAATCGCCTTCCATGTTAGTGGAAACTGCGGTTCTGACGAAATGCTTCAGTCCATTAGGTATATCTGTTTTAATAAACCACGCATCGGTGTCTGTCAAATAATGATTCACAGCATAGCCGTCAGGGATCATTCCCATATTTCTAATTGCATTGATGTCATTATCTGAAGTTGCGACCCGACCTGGAGTATTTAACAGCCGATCTGCGATAAACTGTAATGCTGGTGGCACAACTAATCGTTGTGCTTGAGCATTAACTTTCAGACCTCTCTCATCTTTAAAGCCAGCAATATCAATTAATGCTTGCTCCATAGATGTTTCATTAAGGTCTGCAGCCGTGCTTAGTTCGTTCTTAAGGTCACCAGCAGTTATAGAAGTATGATCGGTAGCGAAAAGTTCTTTACCGTCTCCTCCTGGATAACTACTACTGAACCCGTTATTCAACACATTAGCAGCTTTAATCTGCTTTGTTTGTTGCATAGAACGAGCAAGAGCACGAGTGTATCGTGCAGAAAGGGTATCATAAAGATTATCTTCCATAGCCTCTTCAGTTAGGGAGAAAGCCAAAGCCACAGTGTCATGTGTATAACGAGCTGTCCAAGTTTCTTGGGCAGTGTCATACTTAACTGCAGCGCCTTCGCCTTTAACTGCTGCTTCCCCGAATCCAGAGAGCATCACTTCTTCCTCATAAGCACGGTCTGAACTTTCGGTATCGAAAATCATTGTGTGCTCATCAGCATAGTTGGAATACTCTAGTCCGAATAAAGCGTTAAGGCCTGGAACAAGTTCTTTAACGAGCTGTGCTCGATTAATTGCCATTACTTATCTCCTTATTCAAATGGATTAGCTGGGAAACGAAAAAAGGCTCTAGCATAAGCTGCTATTGAGTTGCTTGGTGTATCCACAAAGCCAACACAAAGAGCCACGCCAGAAGATGTAGTAGCAGTTACGCCCTCCGCAGAACGACCGGTAGATGTACTACCAGCAGTTGTAGAGAGAGTGTATTTGCTGCCAATAAAACTTACCGCAGGAGTTCCTGCTGTAAATTGAGCCTCATAAACGATGTCAGGATCGTTATATATGTAGGCTTTGGCATCTGCACTTCCTAATGTAGCAACATCTGCAGTCCAATGTTTCGAAAACGTCGGAGTGCCGTCAGTTGCCTCGTAATAAACGCCAGCAAAAACGCCAATAGGAGCACCAGTAGCCGTACCCTGAATGATATAACCGCTTGATAGATTGACAACATCTCCACTAAAAATTGAAGCATCTGTCGCACTAGCGATTCTCATTTGGGCAGGTCTAATAGTTCCACCAGTCATATGATAGGCTGGTGTAAACCCATTGGGATCATTAGTATTTGCCATAGTTATTTACCCATAAGTTAAAAGGTTAATCTTCAGAAAGATCCCGTTTGCTACCAAACTCCGTCTTCGTTCTACGATTCGGTTGTTCAATAGGCATAATAGGATTACTTTCCCTCATTAATTCTGAATCAACTGCCTGCATGGACGCATCGGTCATTTCTTGGAAATATTCCTTACGTTCATCGACAATATCTTCATCTATTTTTGCTAAGATTAAACCGCCAACCCCAATAACACCTGCATGTTTTCCATCCTCAATTGTCGGACCTTGAAACTCGGGATGAGCTTCAGACCTAACAGGTTCGAATCCTTCACGAATACGCTTAGACATATTCGTTTTGTCATCTTGCCCGAGAATGCTTTCACGGATCCAGCGATATTTATATCCTGGAGGTGGTTTAGGCGCGTCCAAACTGGACGGGGGTTGCCAAGGTTTCCTGCGAGTTTTAGTTTCTCGAACTTCAGCAGAACGGGAGTTGCGATCTGTCATGTTATACTCCTAATATTAGACATACTTTGCGTATTCTGTTAGTGGCACACCAAGTTTTTTAGCAATTGCTTGCTGACTTGCTGAGAGTTTTACTGTTCTAGATTTCCTAGTCTTTGGGTTAGTCCCAACACTATTTCGTCCGACAGCTTGGACATGAGAAGATCTAGTCTCCCCTTGTTCAAATTTGTGTGGAAAGGCTTCCTTGATTTTTTTATCTAACTGTTCGTAATAATCAGGAACAGTAGGGTTGATCCCCCGTTCTTGCATTTCTTTATCTAAATCAAAAGCAGCATTAGTCATTACTCGATCTTTTCCAAACCAAGAATTTTCCTCTTTTTGGGCCCAAGCAGTTGCCCTTGGGTCTACTTGTTGCTGCTGCACAGCCGCGTTGTTTGTTTCCGGCACAGCCGCGTCTCTTTGTTTCTTTGCTCTAGCCAAAGTTTCTTGTTCAACAGCGAGTTTAGCAATGTTCTGTTGTGCATTTATTTGACCGTCCATGTCTCCTGTCTGCATGGCTTCTTTGTATTGTCCTTTTGCTTGCTCTAATTCAGTGACAACACGACCGGTGTATTCTTGAAACAAGGCTTTATCTGTGCTTTCAGCTTTTTGTTCAAAATCTTTAACTTGATCTCTTAGTGTTTGAGCTACCCTAATCGCTTCGTCTCTTTGTCTTTCAGCTTCTCTGTGATTATAGGTCAGTTTATCAATTCTTTTCTGAACCTTATCGCTGTATTGCTCAATTTCTTGTTCGTGTTCTTGACCCGAAGCGTCAACTTCAACCTCAGAAACATTTTCTTCGGTGGGGGTCTGTATTTCAACTTCTTGTTCTAAAATTTCTTGTGCTTGTGGCATGGTTTCCTCCATGGATTAATTTGAGTTTAGCGTGAATCTTTCCAATAGTAAACATTAAAACCCTAAAATATCTTCGGGGTCGTCTATTAAAGCTAAGATTTCATCGTCGTTTAAAAGGCGCAGGTCTCCTCCTTCAATCTGAATACGAGCTCCTGCGTAGCGTCCAAAGACAACCCAATCACCTTCTTTGCACCAGGGGCCTTCAGGGAATTTATTGGGGTCTTTATAGGCATCTGGTCCAAGAGCTACAACATAGCCCACAACTGTAGTTAGACGCTCCCGGTCTACAGTCTGTTTAGACAGATAGATTCCGCCTTTTGTCTTCTCGGAAGGGGCAAAAGGTAAAATTAACATGCGATAACCCGTAGGTTTAGGCACTTTATGTGAAAGAGTGCCGTTTTTTAGGTCAGCAGGAGTAAAAGGTTTAGATGTTTCTCTTTTTGGTTCTTCTTTACCAAAATTTTGGACAAAAGGCGGAATTTCTCTCTTCTTTGCGGACTTAATCGTCATCGGGGGTCTCCATTCGTTTATGTAGTCTAATTATCTCGTTCTCGATAAAATTCAACCCCGCTATTTCGCCAACTAAACGATGATATTGGTTAAAATCACCTATACCGCCGCTTGCAAGAGTGTCTTTCAACTCTTCTTGTCGTTTGCGGGACTGTTTTAGTAAAAATTCAGTCGCCGTTAGCCAATCCATGGCTTATTCTTTTACCCATTGGATAAAACTAAGCCCTTTTGTGGCAGCTCCGCCACCGTTTGCTTTACCTTTTACCGCTTTCACCTTGCCGTCGCCGTTTGTGTTCAGCTTAACTGGGTTTTTTTGTGGTCCTGGATAAAGTTTTGACTTCTTTTTCATCTTAACTCCTATTATTTTCTCTAGTTTTTTCATCTGCTTGTCGAACAGTGTTTAAAATATCGGCATACGTTCTATCTGACTCTAATAGAGACGATTGTACGTCTTTTTCTCTTTGTGCTGCAATTTTCATTTCAGCAATAGCCTCTTGAGACTCAATTTTCTCTCTATCAACGTCTGCTTTTTGGTCAGCAGCAACGGCTTTTTGTCTTATCTCAGCTCTTTGGAGCTCAATGATTGGATCCATCTTCTCGATTTCTTCAGCTTTGGCCCTAGCCTCTGCTCTACCGGTAACCTGTGCTGTTGCTTGTGTAGCCATTTGAGCAATTTGGTTCATAATTTCTTGTGCTTGCTCTGGAGGTAGTTTTTGGAGCTCCTCTAGTGGAGGTAGTTTTTGACCCATCTCTTCTTCAATCTGAATCCTATACAACATCGCCTGATGTTCTTGTATGTTTGCGCTTAACATCTGGACAGCTCCTTGGTTTTGTTGAGCCATGGGGTTTTGAAGAAAAGAGGAATGAGACGCAACATACGCTTCATGGTCCTGCCACTCAAACGCCTTAATCGGTTGTCCCAACATGACGGCCTGTTCTTCACTGATCGGATCTCTTGGTGGAACCTCGGGTACTTCCGGTTCTGGTTTAAACAAAGTTTCTGGGTTTTTAATCTCAAGCGCTTCGTACATTCGTCGATACGCTTCTTGTAGGTTGTGTATTTCTGGTGCGGTTTGAGCCATTTGTAATTGTTGTTGTGCGATCATTACCCGTTGGGACATGGAAAAAATATTGGGGTCACTAACAGGAAGAACATCTACTCGTCCATCAAAATCTTGGGACAAGACTATTTGTTGTCCTCCTTTAGTCAGATAAGGATACTCAGCAGGTAAATATTTAGCATAGGTTCGAGATAAAAGTCTAAATTCTTTCTTTTGAGCATAGTGCAGTCTTTTATGTATAGCCGACATTACTTTAGTGCCTCTTTCCAACATAGCAATTGTTGTACCAACGGGCATCTGTTGGCTTCCAACATCACCGATCTGCATATCTGCAATTGAAGCAAAACGTCTTCCGGAATCAACCAAAAGACCTAAAAGTTGTGAAAGAACCGCTGATGGTTCTTTGTAAGGAAGCGGGAGTAAAGAATCCTTTATTGTACCGCCTGCAACATCAACATCTCTAAATTCTCCAGGTTGCAAGGGTTCATCTTCGCCTTGTATTCTCATGCCTCTTGCTTTGAAACCAGCAGGTAAATTGGCCAAGGTCCCTGCATCAATTAACTGTCTTAGTATAGAAGTAACCGATTTAGTTAAACCACCAATCATGTGAATTAAACCAAAACCATAGAACCCTAGTCCTGGAAGGAATTTATACTGAACAAAATAATCCACTTTTTTATAGAGGGTGTCTCCCTCTTCCCAATTACGACGAATAGCTAATATTTGGTTCATGTCTTCACAAACCGTTACAATATAAGGACAAGCAAAACCATGGTCTTCAATCTCAGTGAGACGAAGATCAACGTGCATTTCCAAAATAGTGTAGAGCTCGTTGTTCTCTGCATAGGTTGGACTGACCCCTTCTAGTTCTTCCATTTTTTCTTGAACTTCGTTAGGTTGAACACTGCCGGGATCCATTAATTCGACATCGGCATAAGTACCGTTAAGTTGCATCTTAAGCAGATCATTCTTGGTCATGGTCATAACATGAGTCACACGAGGAGAAGTAGAAAGATCAGTTGTAGAATAACTAACAACCAGGTCTTCAGCTTTCACAAACTCACTGACGGCTCGATCCAGCATCGTGTCAAAATAAACTTTCTTAAACGCACTTCCCGATAACGGTAAGTAGAAAAGAAGAGAGTCCATTTCAGGATCGTATTCTTCCATAACATGCGTTATTTGATAATTCATAAATTCTTTAACCCGAGTCGATTGTGCAACGATTTCCGGATTTTGCTCTCCTACCACTTGTACTTGTACGGGACCTGAAGGTGGGAGAAGCTCTTTATAGGCCTGGGCTTGAAATTGAGTAACGGCTTCTGCTAAAAGGGGGTGATTAACGCCACTTGAACCTTGGAACGGTTGTGTGCGTTCTTCTTGTTTAATGCCTAAAAGATCAAGACCTTTCTTAAAGGACTCGTACCAATCTTGTCGAGACTCTTTGTCCTCGGAATAAAGACTTGTTAGTTCACTTCCTAAAGAACCCAAAACATCCTGTTCTAAAAAATCAGCTAAATTTTCATCAAACTGAACTTGTTCTTCCATCCCCATGCCCTCTTCTTCAAGAGGCATTTCTCCGTCTTCGGGAAGAAGTTCAAGTTCTATTTCCATTGGACCACTAAAGTCGTCCATAGGTATAGGGCTCTCCATGGGCTGGATTTGTTTATCAATCGCCATAAATGTTTACTCTATATAGATTTAGAATAATAATACCTTATTATTTACTAATTTGGAAACTATCGAAAAAAGAACGGACTACCTTATCAACTATTTCTCCGTGTCCGTCTTCGGTAAACGAATCCAACATTTCTTGAATCCCTGGGTGCTCAATATCGTTGTAAAGCTCCATCCAACCTAAGAAATAATTCCTTATCTTATCTTCCATGTTTACTTTAAAGGGTGGTCCTGCTGGTCTTCCAAAACGATGGTTCCACTTTAAAAAAGGAAGACAAAGCGCTCGACCGCCATACTTCCTAAACTTTTCCTGAATGTACCATTCTTCTCCACCAAAGCCACGAAAGTCTGGATTAAAGCCAACCCAATTTTCTTTCTTACAAGACAAGAGACCGCAACCCTGCATCGGTATTTCAAAAGCATCGCCTCGATCCAAAAGCTCCTTGTCCGTGTCCCATGTACCATACATCCCAGCTCTCCACCGAGGTTTAAAGTGCGTTGAACAGTCTATTAAATTATCATGCAACATCGGTCCTTGTATCAAGTCATTGGTGTTGGGGAATAAATCATAGTAAGCGATTAGTTTTCTTAATGTCCCTGGTGGTAGGAGTACATGGCAATCGATACAAAGAACAAACTCACCTTCTGCTTCTGCAAAAACCCTTTCTTTTACAAAGTTGCTCTTAAATTTTTTAAAAGGGATGTAGCGTCCATTTGGAACGGAAGCGTCCATGTATGTCTTTACTGCCTTCCCACTGGGGCTGTCGGGATTATTATCAACAACTAGAATTTCTATCTGGTCGAGGACTTCTGGATGATACATCCTGATCGCTTGCACCGAGAAAAAAACACCATCAAAGTCGTCATAAGTGGCCATACCCACCGTTAATTTTTTCATTTATATTCCTTTAGTAATAAGTCAAGTTTTTATGACGGTTGCCTTCAAAGTAGTCCTCATAGTCAGAAGGTAAACGAACAAAACCGCCTTGTCTGAAACGCAGAACAGCCTGGGACATTGAATCCACCAAGTCGTCATGGTCTCCGTTTGGAAAAGAAGCACATTCTTCAACCACTTCGGTTGCCCAGTGCTCGTCAGGTTTCCAAACCATTCCTGACTCAAATAAAGGAGTGCAAGCATTCACCCGGGCTATTTTGTCCGCGCCTTTGCTTGGTGTAAAATTTTGTACGGGAATCCCAATCTGTCTCAGCTCTTGGGTCAACGGCGTACCACTTCCCTTAGACTCAATAATCACAGTGTCGGGTTCCCAATATTCATAAAGTTCAAGCGCCTTCCTCTTTAAATCAGGAAACTCAAGTCTTTGTTTAACAGAATCTAATAAAACTAAATGAGCGACTTCTCCGGAATACAGTGTTTCATTAATACGACCTTGTGGATAAAAGACTCCCCAGGTTGTAATGGCTGAATAATCAGCCGTTTCAGATTTCAAGAACGCCGTATCATAGCTTTGTATTGTGTATTCACATTCAGGAGGGGTTTTCTCCGGCCATTCTTGCCACCACTCTCGTTTTATTAACGCGCCTTCCTCAGAAGTAGGTGATTGCATGTATTGAGCAAACCATTTTGCTCCATTGCCCAGGGCTGCTTTAATCCCTTCCAACTCTTCAATCTTCCAGTATTCTGGCCAAACGGCATCGCCACTGGGTAAAATAGCGGGTAATTCTATGACTTCCCACTGATCTCCTTGAGAGCTGCGAGACATGTCCCTAACCAGTCGTCCCGTTAAATCTTTAACCGACCAACGAGTCATAACCACTACAATCGCACCTCCAGGTTGAAGCCGTTGCCGTGGTCCAGAGGTGTACCATTCGTAAGCATCGTCTAAGGCAGATTTCGACATCGCATCTTGTTCCGAGTGGGGATCATCAATAATAAATAAGTCAGCACCCCGTCCAGCGATCGCGCCTCCCGTACCCACCGCATAATACTCCCCGCGTACTGTGGGTTGGTTTTCTTTCATGGTTTCCCACTTTCCTGCTGCTTTTGAGTCTGGATTAAGCATTGTGTTGGGGAAAATGCGTTTATAAATATCAGATTGTATTAAATCCCTGACTTTACGACCGAACCGTACGGCAAGGTCAGAGGTATGTGTTGCTTGAATAATCTTAAGTGCTGGATTGCGACCAATTAAGTAAGCAGGGAGCAAGAAACTTGCAAACTCACTTTTGGTATGTCTTGGTGGCATATTGATAATGAGGCGTTTTAACTTACCCGAAGCAATACGATCGAAGGCTTCTGCAACTATTTTATGGTGATGCCCTTCTATGAAGCTGGGCCATTGGGATTTTACAAAAGATAAAAAATCCGTTTGTGCCAGATCAATCTCAGTAATTTCTTTGTAGCGTTCGCTTAACTCAAAAAACTCTTTAAGGGTTTCTTCAGGGAGCTCCGTTAGTTTCTGTTTCATCTTTTAGTTTTAAATCGATAATTTTTGTATCAGGCAACGCGCCATTAGATTCTTTATACAAGTTATTGAGGCGCTCAATAATTTCTTCTTTACTCATGCTCTCTATCTTATTAATCGTTAGTTCTGATTTACTGACATACAATCCGGCTGCTTTTCCCCGAGCTACTTCGGCTGCAACGGCTGCAGAAAAAGAGCCCTTTGAAAAGGCTTTGTCTCGAATCTCCAGCAAATCAAGCAAGTGTGTAGACAAACTGAGCATTACTCGATCGGCTGCTCCTTTTTGCAAAAAGGTAATCCTTTCTTGTACTTTATTGTTTTTGTTTGCAGTTAAAGAAGACGCTGTATTAGCGGCGGTCTTGGGAGAATATCCGGCGTTTAATGCGGCTTTGGTCTTGGTCATGCCCAATGCAATGTTTTGAGCAAAGACTTCTTGCCTGGAAGTTAAATCCTCTTGTTTCTTATTGGCCATTAAATAATGTACCTTTTATCTGAATACAGGGGATTGGTCCCCCAAATTTGCTGTTTACTCCAAAGACCTAAGGTTCTGTTGTAGCAGTCCTTGATGCTAAATAACGGCTCTGGAAAGTTATAGGGCGCAGAAAACAAGTTTATAGCCCGCCAACTCCCAGCATTTATGTCCTTGTTTGTATAATCGCCGTTATGTGTTGTTAATAGATACTTAGAACCTGAGTTTACAAAATTTAACAAGAACTTAAAAATATCTTTTTCCGGCAAATGAAACAAAACATCTCTAGCTATGACTAAATCAAACTTTCCAAATTTATCTTTGGCTATATCTATATCTATAAATTTTATATTTTCCTTCTCGTATTTTGTTTTTACTTCGTCAACAAGGGGTTTTACAATATCCCCGCCAAGATAATTAACATCAATATCTATTTCCTTAAACCAGTTCCAGTCTCCACACCCTGCATCAAAGACAGTTTTAATATTAAACCTGTTTATTAATTCTGGAAGTTTATTTACTACATTCTTCGTTTTTGCAATCTCAGAACCATGTCCTGATTTAGTTTCCCTGGACCGCCATGAGTTGTCTAAATATATTTTTGTAAAAACCTCCTCTCTCATTAGATCAGGTACCTTTTATCTGAATACAGGGGTTTAGTGACGGGGCCGCCGAGGTTTTTAGCAGTAACTTCGCCCATGCTCCAGTGCCATGGTTCTTCCTCAGGTCTGGGTTGAGAAAAACCCACAGCCCTTAAAGCCTCGTAGGTTTCTTCTAGGTTCATGTTTTTATGATTTGGGTTTAGATCAAAGGCTTGTCCCTGTGGGTGAAAAGACTTCTCGCCTGCCTGATATGGACCTTTTCTACCGCCTGCTATCCATTTATCTCGTGCCTCTATCTTTTTTTCAAGCGTAATGTAGTTGTCTGTAATCTCTATTGGGTAGGATAATAGCTCTTGTGCTTTTATCAAGGCCTTCATAAGCGTTGGTTTTAACTGAACGGGCTTTTCATAGTACGAGGTAAACGGACCATCGATCAACTCTTCGTCATACCATTCCTGTTCGGATTTCATCCATTCTGGTTTAGTCATTTTTCTTCCTCATCGTCATCAACTTCTCTGTAGTATCCCACTATATGAAGGATTTGTTCTAGGTATCTTTTTATTTCGCCCATGTTCATGGACAAGTTCTCGTAACCTTGGCTAGTTAATCCGTAAAAAGCAACCCTGGGTTCTTCTCCAGCTTCTACTTTTGCAAGGTAATCCTTCATAGTATCGGGGGTCAGTATCTTCCACTCCACATCAGATGCCTCTATCGGCTCTGGCAAAGGTGGATGATAAATGGGGTTCCGCTTTGCAACGGTTACTACTTCAACTGGTTTAACTTGCGGTTCTTTATTTACCATATCGCCTAACAACGAATAGGTGC